GAACAGTAAATATGCCAATATCTCTGACGATATGTTTATTCGCATCGCCACGCAGATCGGATTCAGTTTCGATTGTTGGGAGATTCACGAAAGTGTGGCCTTCAAAGAAATATCCTTTATGATGACTGATGCGCAGATGTATAAGAACGTCACGTGGATTGTAGGTGATGCCGGGTGTGGAAAAACTACCGCTGCTATCGACTATCGCAAGAAGCACCGGAACGTCTTTTATATCCTCTGTTCCGAAGACATGAAGAAAAGCGACTTCGTACGTGAGATATCCAAGCAGGTGGGTGCTCCTACTGATGGGACCAACCTTCGGGACATGCTGGAGTATGCCATTTCGATGATCGCCTTTTTGGGAAATCCGCTTATTATTTTCGACGAGGGCGACAAACTGACGGATAGCGTATTCAATTACTTCATTTCCATTTATAATCGTCTGGAAGGTCATGCGGGAATCATTTTCCTTTCTACCAACTATATCAAACGTCGCCTGGAGAATGGGCTCCGTTATAATAAGAAGGGCTATAAGGAAATATACAGCCGTATTGGCCGTCGTTTCTTCGAGGTAAAAAGCACGACCCAAAACGATATTCACGCCATCTGCCAGGTTAACGGGCTGACGGACGAAGCGGAAATAAAGAAAGTATTGAAAGACGCAGAGGCTAGCGAGAACGACTTGCGACGGGTGAAACGCTGTGTACATAGCCGCAAACGTATCATGGATGCACGTGCCAGGAAAGGAGAAGCGGAATAATGGGAAGAGCCAAATCGGTGAGCGAGTTATTGGCTACGAAGATTGAGACTTTCCCTTTTCGGGATGAATGGTATGACGCTTTCGGTGAGCCTGAACGGAAAGGTATCTGGATAGTCTGGGGAAACTCAGGAAATGGAAAGACCACTTTTGTAGTGCAGCTTTGCAAATACTTGTGTCAGTTTGAACGGGTAATTTATGACAGTCTTGAAGAGGGAGCCAGCCTGACAATGAAAAATACACTGTTACGATGCGGAATGCTGGAAGTGAACCGTCGGTTTCTTCTTCTAGACAATGAGCCGATGAAAGATTTGAGTGAACGACTGTTGCGACGAAAATCTCCGGGAATTGTGGTGATTGACAGTTTCCAGTATACGCAGATGACGTATAAGCAGTATATCACCTTCAAGGAAAAGCATAAAGACAAGCTGATTATTTTCGTAAGCCATGCGGATGGAAAGCTTCCTTCCGGGCGTAGTGCCCGTAGCGTGATGTACGATGCTTCCCAGAAAGTTTACGTAGAAGGATACAGGGCTTTCAGCAAGGGGCGGTTCAACGGACCGAAAATGCAGATTGACGTATGGTCGGAAGAAGCTGAAAAATACTGGGGAGATAAATATCAACGATAATAAAAGTTAGAGTTATGAGAACAACAAAAGATAAAGCAATCAGTCCGCAACAGATGAAGGCTTTGCACGCTACTTTTCATCGAATTGGTATGGACGATGATGCTCGTCACGACTGCATTTCTTCTTTTACGGACGGGAGAACGCAGAGCAGCAAAGAGCTTTCTTTCGATGAAGCTCGCAGATTATTAGCATCACTCAACGAGGATCAGGCTGAAAAAGCACGTGAGGAAGCGAAGAAGTTGGTAAAGGCTATTTTCTGTTTGTCTTTTCAGATTTCCTTTCTAAATAAGGGATACACAAATGATACACAGGAAGAATTTCAAATGAATATCGCTAAGCTGAATGTCTTTGCCCGCAGCAAAAGTGCCTCACGAAAGAATGTGTCTGAGATGTATCCGTCTGAGTTAAAAGCATTCAAAAAACAACTGGAAGCCATCGCATATAACGAAAACAATAAATCTAAAAACAAAAGATCATGAGAAAGAATCAGGAAATAAATAAGGCGGTTGCCATTCTTCGTAAGAAGGGTGATCTCATTAGCCTGGAACAGGCCTCGGTTCTCAGTGACAGACTGAATGAACGAAGTGTCTTCGATAAGTATGTAGCAGGTGTGGCAGAAGCAGACCGTAGTGAAGGTATTTATTATGCTTGTCGTGACGCAGCACGATTCTTGAAAGGAGAATTGACGCTGGACGAACTAATTCCGGATCATGAACAGGAAGATGATATTGAACCGGTAGAAGAGATGATCACTATAACCGCTTCAGAATTTAGGGAGTTGTTGAGACGTGTGGAACGTCTGGAACGCCGTGCAGGATTACAGAAAAAAATATCTGCAACCAAGCGGAAAAGAGTTGAAGACATCTCTACTGATGATTTGATTTCGCAGATAGATGCCTGCAAATATATCGGATGCAGCAAGACTACTATCAAACGTTGGGCGGACAACGGATTTATAACGGGATATCAGAAGGGACTGAATGTTTATTACAGCAAGCGTGAACTGAATCGTAGTGCTGTAGTAAAAGAACATAGGCTAAACAGAAAGGAGGCGGAACATGAATAATGAATCCGACTACTGCATGTCCTACCGCATGTCGGAGGCACAGCGACTTGAATTACAAATCAGAAGGGATGAAGAACGATGGAGCACCATCTTTGATACTCTGATGGAACGTGACTTGATAGAACATTCAAGAGAGTCAGACAAGCTGCTGGAGGATTGGAATAATCTGAACACCCGTATCGAAATGAACCGTACCCGTCTTGCCCTATTGAAATCCTCCTCAGAACTGACGGAAGAAGAAAAGAAACGTCGTCCCGGACCGGGAGGCAGCGAAAGATTTAATATAAAGTACTGAATCAACATAGTATAAACGATCAAAAAACAAGTTTTATGGCAAAGACAAGAGTTAAAAAAGTAGTGATCTCCGGCATCACATCGGAGCAGGCGGAAATCGCCTTCAGTGAATTTGCAACGGCGGATGCCAAAGTGCAGAACATTCAGAGTAAAATGGATATGGAGATCACCCGTATTCGTGACAAATATGCGGATATATTAGCAGAACAACAGGCTATCCGGGAAAAGAACTTCGAGATCATGCAGACATTCGCTACGGAACATCGTGAAGAGTTGTTCTCCAAACGTAAAAGTTACGAAAGTGCTCATGGGACATTCGGTTTCCGTACAGGAACTCCGAAACTTAAGAATGTCAAAGGCTTTACCTGGGCATCTGTCACCAATCTGGTGAAGGAATTTCTTCCCGGTTATATCCGGGTGAGCGAGGAACTGGCAAAGGATCGTCTTCTTGCTGATCGTGATAAGGAGGAAGTTGCTGGGCAATTATCTAAATGTGGCATGGTTGTAGTACAAGATGAATCATTCTATGTGGAACCCAAGAAGGAAAACGAACAGCCGGCCTGAATACTCGTATGCTCCCATATATAGTCGCTGGGCAGTTTACCGATGGACTGAATCCGGGAATATCAGTACAGGTGATAAGGTGGCGGAATTTCCCACCCGTGAAGAAGCCCGGGAGGAATGTTATCGTCTGAACGGATGGAAATACGAGAAAACTGAAAGATCATGAAATTCATCTATAAGAGTAATCTCCGGCACGAACATATGCCGGAATGGCTCAAATACATCACGGACATCACATTGGAAGAGATCAATGAATTTTTCCCCAACGGTTCCGCTTTCGAATTTGACTATCTGAAATGGGCGATAGATGATGATCTGAAATCTCTTCCTGTAAAGAGTGAAGTATCAACGGAATTGGTAACGGAAGAAGAACAAAGAGTAATTTTCATCAAGCGATCCGGACGAATACTGGTCTCAATCTATTTTAAATAACAATTAATCAACAATTAAACAACTTACAATTATGGCAATGCACACATGGTTTGAATGTCGTATCCGTTACGAAAAGGTAATGGAGAACGGAATGCAGAAGAAAGTAACGGAACCTTATTTGGTAGATGCTCTCAGCTTTACAGAAGCGGAAGCACGAATTATCGAAGAGATGACTCCATTCATATCCGGAGAATTCACCGTATCGGATATCAAGCGGGTAAATTACAGTGAACTGTTTCCAAGTGATGATGAAGCTGACGATATTTGGTTCAAATGCAAATTAAGCTTTATCACATTAGATGAAAAGAGCGGAGCAG